ACCTGACTTGACGCCAGACTTGATCCCCGACTTGATTCCCGACTTGATTCCAGACTTGAAACCTGACTTGATCCCTGACTTGATCCTCGACTTGATTCCGGACTTGTTCCTCGACTTGACGCCTGACTTGACGCCAGACTTGAAACCTGACTTGATCCCAGACTTGATCCCTGACTTGACGCCTGACTTGATTCCGGACTTGAATCGTGACTTGTTCCCCGACTTGATCCCAGACTTGATCCCCGACTTGTTCCTCGACTTGTTCTCTAACAGATTTCATTTTAGTCCCCTAATAAGAAAATGACTGGCTTAAGCCAGTCATTTATTTTAGAAGTCCAATTAAGTGCGGACTTCCAAATCTCTTAGAGTTTCTGGTTCGACACCAAAAGTCCAGGCATTAGCCTCAAGAGCAGTCTTACAATTTGGCGGTACAGGAATAGCAAAAGTACGACCAGTTCCACAAAGAACTTGCAAAAACTTCTCGCGACCGATATCAGGAATATTAACTTCAAGAAGAGTACCAATCATAGGGTCTTCGTCGGAGTCAATAACCTTGCTGTTCAACTCGCGGAGAATCTTAGCCCAACCGAGAATTTCACAAGCACAACGACGCTGTTCGGTGTTTTCCCAAGAAAGAGCAATCTTAGGCGTCAATTCTGCCTTCTTCTCAATCCACTCGGCAGGAATACTAACTCCATGCCAATGATAGAAAGAGAGACCATCGCGGAACCTAATAGAAGGACCGTTCTCGCAATGAAGACGATTCTGATCATCAAACTTAATTGTATCAGGACGCTCCTGAAAAACAACTACGTCTTCATAGAAGGAAACCCAGCCACAATTTTCAGCTAAATCCATCAAGCCTTGGAGCTTATCACAACATTTAAGATTACAAACTTCCCGGAAGTAATTGTAATAAGAGAGCCAATCTGCTTCGTTATACCCATAAGACATATCATTCAGAATGGTTCTTGCCGACATCTTAGGATCAAGAGTTTGAATAAAGCGAATAGCATCAACTGGACTCTTTGTCACATAAAACTTAGTGGGTGGAGCAAGACCAGCATTCTTATAACTAAGAATGGCAGCTGCTTTAGCCTTTTCAAGATCAATCGGATCGGTTGACGTACCAATCCGAATCCACTTGTCAACATAATGAGGAAACATTGCAATCTGTTCTTCTGTGAGATTATTAATCTTTGTCATTATATCATTCCTATCTTCTTGAGTTCACGGATAGAGTTTTCTGCTGAAGTGTGTAGAATCCACACACCACCACCTTTTTCCCAGACTGGCTGCCACTTTTTCCAGTCATCAACGATAACATCACCAGGCTTAGCATGTTTGATCTTATCGCGCGAGCGACATACGATCATTTTAAGATCGGAGAAATACTTGTCGCGCCAACGAAGTTTCTGATCAACTGACCATTCGCCGCGAGGGCGACCAGTCAGAATAATTGGATTAAGATGACGAACTGCATTCACAAGATCATATGCATCTGGCATAGGCTCAAGTGAGTAGAAAAAATCTGGAGTACTATATAAAATGTCCCAGAACTTCTGTTCTCCTTCTTTGTCTTCAAATTCACGCGGTACCATACCGAGAATTTCTCGGGCTCGCTCGTCAAAGTTGGCTAGAACGCCATCACAGTCTAGAAAAAGTTGTCTCACACTTTACGTCCTAATGTTTTTAGGTCTGCACCATCAGTTATGTATTGGGTTGCACCCTTATTGTATGCTGGGGCTACGCGAAGTTTCTTTCGCTCTATTTCTGCGATAGTAGATTCAGACTCCACAACATCGCGCTTCCACTTATAGTCATCCACGGAACGCTTGTAACCACCAGCGCCAGGAATATGATTAGATAATCTACCAACATTGTCTGCATTCTCCACAGAAAGATCAGGAAAAGATACTACAGGTTTGCGCCGTTTTGTATAGCCAACAGACTCAAGGAACTTTTTATGTTCCTCTTGCGCTTGAAGCAAACGCCTAGACTTGGATTTCTTGCGTTTTCCAGAAGATGTTCGGGCATAGATCAGCATATTGGTATTATATCAGATCAAGCAGGATTGTCAACTGTCAACCATGCCGCAATATATCGGAAGTCATCAATAGATACTTCTATGCTGTCGGCATGAAAAGATGCCAAATACAGTGAGGAAAAAATACTCCGAGGAATACAGTCTCTATATGTTATAGCGTCCCATTCTGGAAACAAACCCTCTTTCAATTCAGCGATTGCCATTTCGCGAGTCATCTTTTTTACAAGGAATCCAAAAATTCCTCTTCTATTCTTTTCGTTTTTATTGAGACACCTTTCAATTGCCTCTTCTTGCCTTCGTTCTATCTTTTGTTTATATTGCTTTTGAAAAGCAAGATATCCAATCTTGATTTTTTCACTAGGAATAGTGATATGAGACATTAGTCTTCCTTTCTAATAAGTTTACCAATCAATTCCCAATCGTATGTCTTTTCCTTAGTCTTCTTATTTACTTCAAAAGACATTTGAATTCCAGTATACTGTTCCAAATACTGGACAGCCTTCTTGATATCATCAAATTCCTTTGTGCCGACATTCTTATTGAGATAAGGCTTTGCGATATATTTCATTACTTTATCTCCAGAGGATTAGCAGAAGGAACCATTTCGTTCCAGTGCCTACGATCATTGTTATTACCATACTTATCAATGAAATCCTCCAACCGACCATAGAAACCATCACTAGATTTGATAATCATCTGTCCGTTCTTAGCCTGAAAGATTTCATAATCATATGAAAGATCGCCGTGAGCATCAGCTCCCGCGGTCAATCTAATATCACCTGGCTGCGTCTTATTAGCAGAAATAAACGCGGCAGCAAATTCACCAGGTTCAAAGCGAGGAAGAATCCAAGTAAACCTTAAAGCCTGCGTCAAATATTCCGCTGCATTTTCAGGATATCCATCCCAGTGCTTATATACCGAGAAAGATTGATTTTCATCCTTGAATGTAAAAACTGCGCGAGTGCCCATTATCTTAACTCCTTTCCATCATATCAATTACCGAGCGGATGAACCGAATTTCGGACCTGGTTGCTGAATTATAAGCGTCGTCCCATGCGCCGTAAGAATCTTTCACTATGTTAGTGTTACACTCTTCCATTCGCCGGTACATCATTTCCTTAATTTCATCAAAAGCCCTCTGACGATCCCGCGAGAAGAATTTATCCTTGGTTACTGATCCAGCCATGTTCAAACTCCTTCATTCGTTCCGCGAAAGCGCGATTTTCATAGTCTTCTAATGCAAAAATGAAATTGTTTATATCTATAATCGGAACCTGTTCAATCTTTTCCACACTTGCAACTGTCACAACATAATCAATCAACCATGCAGGCATTTCATCATAGGTCTTAAATTCTTGCATATTATAGCGCTCCGGTCCATCTAATCTTATAGTTACCAAAGATATTGCCGCGGGCAAAGTTACGCGCAGGTGTGCGCCACGATGCAGGCTTAAGAATATCACCACGTTTAAACTTACCGTCATCTTCCAAAACAATGAAAGAGTGAACACTATCGCCGTGAATAACCTTTACATACTTTTTACCAAACTCATACCGCAATCCGTCATTATATTCCTGGATCATTTGCTTTATGTGCGGGCTATCACCCTTCATCCAAGAAGCATAATCTACGCGAGACTTATCCAAGAACACTTCAAGGGCTTTCACGAGGTCAAGCATTGTTTTCTCCGTTTTCATCATGTTAACATTATAGCAGAATTAGGGAAGAAGTCTATGCGACAAGTTGTCACACTACGAAGCCGGTCGTATCCTTCTTAGCGGCGCCCTTGGCATACAACGCAACCACAACGCCCTGAGGATCAATGTGGCGGACATCCGTATCGTCACCGTCAACCACTGACAGACCGAGGAACGTCTGACGATAGTAAAGCATATCTTCCACCGTCTTGCGCTTGCGGAACACAACCGCGATCCGCATACCGTTTGCGACGGCCTTCTTAACAAAGGGAACGAAAGCAGCAACGCCAGAATAGGAGTAGGTCAGGTCATAGTTGGCGGGCAGGTTCTTGCGGTTCGCCAGTTTCGTATAATCATAAAACTGGACTTGCGGGAACTGGTCAACTATGCCGTAATTTTCCCAGCGAATATCGGACGTGCCGTTGAGACGAACAAGTAAAGTCCAATCCTCACGAAGCGACCGAGCATAAAGATTGGTAATTTCTTTCTTAAGAAGGGCTAGAAACTCGGTGCGATACTGGTTCCAGAAAAGGGCTTTGCGAAGGCGAGCATAAAACACGGACGAAAAGGCGCCACGGCCGGCTGTGAACAAGCAGGCGAGGTCGCATTCGGCTATTCTAGCAAGAGGACACAATTGCTCACCAGACTGTTCTGCCGGAGCAAGGTACAGAATGGCCGTACGAAAGCCCAGCTTTTCACCCTTGCTAGTCTTGGCGTCACCAGAGACGCCGAGGAGCTTATCGGGGAAAGCCGTAAACAACTTGCGAACCTTGGGATTGTTAACAATTTCGTTACGGATCTTGGGGTCAATCTTGGAGAGGTCATAACGGATCATGGAGGTCTCTTTCATCATCATGTGGTCATTATACCATATCTGGAAGAAAAGACAATGCGACAGGATGTCGCAGGGCTAAGTCATTGATTTATCGTGTGTCGGTATTTAGCCGCGGATTCATGGTCCGGATGAGGTCACGTTCCAGCTGATGGGCCGCGGATTTACCCCTAACAATTTCAATGACTTGGACCAGAAAAGCCTCAGGACCGTGCTTCCTGATCGCCTGGCAAAGTCTCCAGTCGCGATTTTCGGTCAGGGCGCGTCTAATATGCTTTTGCCAGCGGACCTTGAGGGACCGCTTGGGAGAGCGGTTGGCCACGACCGTCACCCCGATATATTGTAACTTTCCCACTGACAGTGAGTAAACGATGTGGTTACAATCGGAGCGTCGTTTTCTTTTCATCATGTAGCCATTATACCACATCTGGAACACAATACAATGTGACAAGTTGTCGCATACTGGAAGTTGTGGGGTACAACTCTAGGTTGTATCAGGATTTTATGTGGGACCGATGGACTTTAGCGGCGATCCATTGATTGTAAAACTGATCAGGTTTTTCCAGAACCTCGTTCAAGATTTGATATTTCATTTCCCAATAATTTGCGGTGCCTTTTGATTTGCAAAGTTTTAGAATTTCGCGCTTAAAGTTTTCTGCCCCCAATATTTTTACGTCTTCTTTGAGGTCAGCATTAGAGCCGTAATAAATTTTCCAGTCTGAATCTTGTTTGACCTTCTTACGCTTACCTTTGATCGTCTTTGTGCGAGTTGATTTAAATAATTTTTTACCTATATATTTTTTGTTATTTGTCAGATTCGTGATGCAATAGACAAACGCAACATGATCCCCTATTGCATTCTCTTCAATTTCTTTGCCTTCATAATACCACATAATATACTCCCTATGGAGTATATATCACTCAATAATTTTCTTCATTTCCTCATCTGTAAAATTTCTACCATGTGTGTAACATCTTTTCGCTCTGATCTTATCTTGTGAGAATGTTACGATTGCGCCATTGTTAAGAATAACTGTCCACCAATTGTCATGATCACATGATTCAAATATTGTTGCATATCCATCGCCAAGTGGAGTGCTTACAGGTATCATTTCAGATAATTGTAAAATCATTCATCCTCATCATTATTCATTTCTAATGCGTCTTCGTCATATGCTTCTTCGCCACAGAAAGCGCAGAAGCGAGGAGACCCTGAGGTCTCCTCATAGTTATAAATCAATTTATAGTTTGATTCACAAAACGGACAATTCTTCTTTTCTACTTCTTTACTCAATGTTCCACTCCTTTATAATTTTGTTCTTTTCTTCTGCCGACAAAGGAACATAATCAAGTTCATCTGCTATAGTATCACCCTTTGCAAATGCCCATCTAAAGAAATCAAATGCAATCTTTTGATTATTCTGATTAGTGGACTTTCTAGGCATCAAAATATACGTTGGCGCAGTAATTGGCCACTTACAAACAACAAGGAAAATAATATCGCGATAATCTTAAACATATGATACTCCTTATATCTCACAACTCACACGCCCCGCCGACGCAAGCCAATGTTTGTGCGCCCTCTGTCAAATCAGTATTTTCATATTCTGCAAGTTTGGACCAATCAATATTCTTAGGCATCTTGGCTAGCAATTCTTTATATGTAGCCTCGTCACAATCCTGGTATGGAGCCTGTGCATATACGTGATCGGAGAATGGTAAGAATGAAACACCAGACATTTCATCAAAGTGCTTCCATACCCATGCACCAACTTCAGGCCATTCTTTCTCTTTAACAGATACAGTAATAGAAGGCTTATGCTCACACCAATGCCTCTGATATGCCAACCATAATTCAAGTTGTTCAATAGCAGTCAAGTCTTGACGAAATACAGCATTACTCGGTGACTTGATTGGAAAAGAGAATACATACGTGTGGTCTGGCTTTGTCACATCATCTTCCACTGGAAATCCCATTTCAAGCATCATCCTAGCAAGAGGATCTTTCTTATCTGCACGAACAGTACGAATGTAATATGGACTATGACGAGTATGAATACCAGACGCAGCATCAACTAACTGTGATACCGTGCCGCTCGGCTTGACACAGGTAATAGCAGCAGAAACATTGATGCCAATTTTCTCTGCCCATTCTTTTGCTGTCTGTTGTGCAACCTCGCGAAGTTCATTTAGAAGTTTTTCAAGATTACCTTTCTTACCATTTGTGTAAGCATTGTCCATAATTCCTGTAAGCGAGACACCAAGAAGACGTTCTTCTTCACAATTCTCTCTCCACTTCTTTGAGAGATATCGGAAGTTTGTAAGAGTAGATTGAAATACTCCGAGAATAGTTGCATTGATCACCTTTTCAGTTAGAGTTGCTGGCGTATCTTCTCCGCGAACAACAACCTCAGTTAAGTTACAAAACTCACGCGAACGTAAAATAATTTCTGAACATGGATTAGTACCGAAGTCATGATTAGGATCACGACGACCAAATTTCTCGGCCTGTTTCTTTGATGCAGTGCGCGAGAAGATGCCTCGTTCACCAGAATGTGACTCATAAAGTGAGAGCCATTCCTTCATGAAAATGCCAACATCAACGTTATCTTTTGCTACATACGAATTATTCGCAAGAGCGCGTTGCACATTGTCTTTCCACCATTCACCAGACTTAGCCACGCGCATCCTATCATCAGATAAATCGGAAAGAGAAATAAGAGCAGAACGGCGAACACCGCCGACAACGACAATCTCAGCGATCTTGCAGACAACATCATGACACTCCAAAGTTGTAAGACGGCGGCCGGCTGCCTTCTTCCATGTTGAAACACAAAAATTAAA